AACAGGTCGCTCAAACGGACGGGCCTACGGCCCACCGTTTAGCTTTGCGTTATGCATACCACTTCGGCTGCTTGACAAAAATTGCAATGCCGCCTCCGTATCCTAGTTCGACCAGGACTTTTTCCATGAGGTCATCCATCTCCGCGTGTGCGGACTCTTGGTCACTCCCAATCGTGTCGCGTATTTCCTGCATTTGTGCGGCAAATTCTTCAGGTGTCATCGCCATTCCATCAATTTGTTGATGCAGCCCCACCGCCGGTCGGTTGTTTCGTGTCCACAGGGATGACGGATATTGACAACCTGCAAGCCGGTTTGGCCATGTCCCAATCAGGCCAACATCTGCGCATCGCGATGAGCAACGCGTCGCATGAGTCCGTGGCGTAAACGGGCACAAGGCGAACAGACTGCCCAGGCTCGTTGATCGTGACGTGGAAGCGGCGCTTGACGCTGTTCAGTTCATCGAGCAGAGCCTGTTCGTTCGGGCTGAGTTCCCCGCCCCACATTTCGTCGTCGGTCGCACCTTGGCACAGCACGTCACGTGCCGGAGCGAGTAGTTCTAGAAGCATGCTCATCTTGATTCCCCTCTTGTCTATGTCCTGTCTGGGCCGGCCCCAGCGCCCCCGCCGGACTCATGCGGCAGGTCAGGTGACGGGCGCATCGTAACACAATTATTTCCGAATGCAACAACTTTTTTTCGTGTAAAAAAAGATTGACACGCTTCCGCTGTTGCGTACAATGGCTCATCAAAATTCAATGGGCACATCAATGAGCAAGACAGAAAATAGGCCGAACATCGAGCGCGCCGTGGAGGTGATGGGCAGCCAAGCTGCCATTGCTCGCGCATTGAAAATTACACGGCAGACGGTGCGCGTCTGGCTGATCAAGGGCATTGTGCCGGCGAAGGAGGCGCCGCGTATCGAGCGCGTGACGGGCGGGCAGGTGACCGCGCAGTCTCTGGTCAATGATATTGTGGAGTGGCATCGCCGGAAGGTCTGCGGGAAACCGGCATCGGAAGACGGTGGCGCAGAATGACTATTCTCCATTGCCCACACTGCGGCGAACAGATCGGCGACGAACAGATCGAACCCGAGTTCAAACGACCATCAGGATGCATTTGCGACCCATACGAATGGCGCGACCCGTACAACATTCCTGCGGTCTGCGACAAATTCGACAATCCGTCGAACGAAGGCAATTGCCGGCGCTGCGAGCACGATTATTTGTGCCACGTTAGCAAATAGGAGTGATGAAGATGAATGACATTCGCCTCGACGAACTGCTGTCTGAGCGCGCCGCTCGGTATGGCGCATTCACGGACAACGCGGCCATTTCTCAGGCGCTCAAGGAGAGGATGCGATTGACCCCTAGATGGGATGTGATGGACCCCGACATGCGGGAGGCGCTGGAGATGATCGCGCACAAGATCGGGCGCATTCTGGCCGGCGATCCGGCCTACGACGACTCGTGGGTAGATATTGCTGGATACGCGACGCGCGTTGCCGAGAGGTTGAAAGAGCCTAGGTGAAAATCTTGACCCAACAGTCAGGCCATCTGGCCAAGGAGATGACAATGCCACTTGACAAGACCTGCTCTGCGACGCAACTTGTTGCGCGTCTGCAAGATCTGATTGCGAAGCACGGCGACTTGCCGGTGTACGCGCGAGACGCTGACACGGAGTGGCGCCTTCCTATCGGGCTGATGTTCCGAGAAGCGCAGCCTGAAGACGATCGCCAGGCGCGATTCGAGGTTTGCACCGACTACTATAGGCGGCCGCGTGGCGACATTGAACCGGCCTAACTCTCAATCTCTCATTTAGAAAATGCATGAACGACACGGAACGCGGCGAACCTCTGCCGTTTTGCTGCTGCCGCCAGTGCATCCGAGATCGTGGAGATGTGCGCTTCGGGTTGCCGCGCGAGGTGACGGAGTTCGTCGCGTGCCAACTGTGCGGAAACAAGCGGTGCCATCATGCGACGAATCACCGCAACGGATGCATAAACAGCAATGAAATGGGATGACAGGAGGCAAACAGAATGAGCGGAGGCAGTTTCAATTACGCCTATGGAACGGTATATCAGTTTGCGGACGACCTCAGAGTGAAGCTGGACGAGTTCGACAAGGCTGATGAGTTTGGCGACAAGAGGTACAAATTCGAGCCCGAGACGATGTCCAAGCTGCGCGAGATAGAACGGCTTGCGCGGTACACGGCACGGCTCATGAAAGAGGCCGAGTGGCTGTACTCTGGCGATACGAGTGATGCCAGTTTTATGAAGCGTGTGGGAGAGATTGAACTGTCTGCGCTGGCCAGTGTGGGGAAAGTATAACGCCTCGAATTCACCGGCACCGAAAGCGGCGCGAAGCGACGCTTGAAGGCGTCCGTGTGGAATGAGTTGTTCGGCCTCACGGCCAGAAAGGAATGATATGAAATTTGAACTTGTGAATCCAAGCGACCCCTACACGATCGAAGCCGACGACCTGCAAGTGGCGGCCGTTGCGTGCTGTTTGCTCGGAAACGGTAAGTACGGATTGACTGGTCTGGGCGATGACGCTGGCCATGATGTGCCGGTATTTCTTCTCGGCGGCCATGACGACTGGTTCGAGTCGAAGTTCGGCATGAACTACGAGGACACGGCGACGCACGTGCTGAACCACCGAAGCGGCGCCTTGGCGCGGGCCTTTGAGTCCGTGACGCTTGGACGTGAGCGTCGCAGCAGCCTCAACGACATTGGCGGCAAGGCGCGCTACATCGCCCAAGCGATCCGGCGCAAGGCGATCGAACTGGCGGATGCGTAGTGGGGACGAACGGCTTGCTGAACGGCGGCTGAAAGCCGTCCGTTCGAGCTGGTGTTAGGCCCGACGCTGGAGATCATGATGAAAGACACGGACGCGATTGACCAGGAACGACAGCGCCGAGGCGCGGAGCTTGCGGCGGACATGCGAGATGCAATGTCGTTCCCGCCGCTGCCGCCTTCTCCGGCCGAGGTGGGCGACCTGGTCCTTCAGACGCGCGAGCATGTGCAGGCGCTTGGCTGGGGCAACCGAGAGCAGCTTTACACCGCTTCTCAGGTGCACGCTGTGATGTCGGAGTGTGCCGCGATGGCCGCAGCCCGTGAGCGTGAGCGAGGCCTGAAGGAGTTGCGCGACGCGGTGCGGCAACTGGCAGCCCTGAATGCTTGGCACCACTTCGGCGACTGCCGCGCGTGGACTGCTGGCCCAATCCTCAGCCCGCACGAGGCCGACGAACTGGCCCGGAGCGTGCTGCGGGCCTAACGTTGCAATTGAGCCGCGCCGTTAGGCGTCGGCTCGAATTGCTTGTTAGGGCGCTGGCGCCGAAGCGTGACCATGTTTGCGTGTTACAAAATAGTTGTTGACGCTGGCGGTTGATGTGCTACATTAACACCCATCGCAACACACCAACCGGAGCCAACAACATGAACGCTTACGCCACCATCGAATTCCTTTCCAACACCACCACCATCAACGGCCGCAAGGTCCGTCAAGCCCTGGTGGAACTCACCACGGCTGCCGGCCAATGGGCCGGTTCCTTTCTTGTTTTCGGGTTCACCACCCAAGAACTCAAGGACCGCGCCTACACGGAGGCGGACCTCAATGCGTCCTCCAAGGGTTACACCCTTCAATCTCTCCGGGAGGCCGCGTGAGCGGCTTTGCCGCCTTTGCGGCGGCATGCAAAGCGCGGCAGTGCCCGGACATTGAGCGGCGACCTGGCAATGCGCTGAACGTGGAAATTGGGACGCCGCAGCCGAGGTGTCTTTTCAAGCCGCCAGATGGGCGCGGGGTGACGCGCGACGGCTCGACGCTTGACTACCTGCGCAGCGGTGGCAGCGTGCTTGCTTACGGACTGTGCGAGGCTGAAACATGCCCCAAGTGAACAAAGGCGGACGCCCCCCAGCACCGCCCGGCCTGCGCCGAGTAAACGTGCCGCTGCGCCTGCCCGAATGGCTGGTGCAGTGGATGGCAGAGCAGCCGGAGACGCCTGCGGCGTTGATCGAAGCCGCACTGCTGAAAGCGCACAAGCTGCGCCCGCCGCGTGCGCCCTAACGCCGTTTAGGCGCCGAACGAAAACGATGGGCTAGAAGCCCCTTGTAAGCCCCTTCTAATGGGCTTTTTTATTGCATTGATACGTACTTGACAATTCCGCGTGAGCGGCCTATTGTCCAAGATGCTACGGGGTGTTCCGTGGCGTAACTGGAGGTCATCATGTCTGATCAAACAAAGCAAACGTTCATCATCCTACGTCGCAAGCAAGTCGAGGCCCGCACCGGGCTTTCCCGTTCAACCATCTATTCCAGGTTTCGGCCTAATAAAAATCGGCCTGGTGATTTCGACCCGACATTCCCAAAGCCGATCAATCTCGGGCGGAAGGCTGTCGGATGGATCGAGTCAGAAATTGATTCGTGGCTGGCTGCTCAGGCTGATAAGCGAACACGGAAAGATCGAGCATAGTCGTCGTCAAGCGCCATGTATGTGAGTCGGCCATGAACTACTATGAGCGGCATCTTGGTGATTACGCCAAGGATACGGCGCACCTGACAATGATCGAGCACGGGGCCTACACCCTGCTGCTCGACCGGTGTTACAGCGACGAATCAGGTATTGCTGCCGAGGATGTGTACCGCGTTACAAGGGCCAGAACAGCCGCTGAAAAGCGCGCTGTCGATGCGGCTCTTCGCGAATTTTTCATTTTCTGCGATGGCGTATGGACACATAGACGAGTTGAGGCAGAAATCAAAAAATTTGCTGACAAGAGGCGCTCATCAGAGGCCAACAAAGAGGCAGTAAGGCTACGTCAGGAACGCGCCAGAGAAAAACGTAAGTCGTTGTTTTCTGAACTTAAAGAGCTTGGCATCAGCATGCCATGGAGTGCCACAACAGAAGAGCTTAACGAGGCAATAAGCGGCGCCCGGTCACGCCACCTGTCACGCACCTGTCACGGTGACAGTCACGCACCTGTCACGCCACCTGTCACGCCACCTGTCACGGCGTATACCATACACCAGACACCAGTATATAAAGACAAAAGCAGTAAACCCCCCCTACCCCCCCTACCCGTGACAGCCGGGCTCGACGTTGCCGCATGGGACCGCTGGGTTCGATACCGCATGGACATTCGCAAGCCGATCAAGCCCGCTTCGATGCAGGCCGCCCAGGAAAAGCTGGCCGGATTCGGGGCGGATCAATCGGCGGTGGTCGAGCAGTCCATCGCGAACGGATGGCAGGGGCTGTTCGAGCTGAAAGCCGCGTCACCAACACCACAACGAACGAGGTCTATCCATGACGAACGCGCAGCAGTCCTGGCCGCCCTCTCGGGGAGTTCAGGCCAACACGGAGCACGGATCATCGACATCACGCCGTCAGGGTTCATCGGCGAGGATTGAAAGGCTGTTTGAGTGGCTGTCCGGGTTCTACGGTGCCCGAATGTCGGACCTATGGCGTGGGATGGATATCGACAAGGTCAAAGCGATCTGGTCGGCCGAACTATCCGGGTTCAGCAACGCTGAGTTGGCGGATGGGGTTGAAGGGTGCCGAAACAAGCCATTCGCCCCGACGCTGCCGGAATTCGTCGCGCTATGCCGACCACCGATCGACTACGAGGCCTCGTTCCTGGAGGCCGTTGAGCAGGCATCCCGACGAGAATCGGGCCGTGACGTGTGGAGCAGGCCGGCCGTGTTCTGGGCCAGCACGCGGCTAGGGACTGAGATTCGGTCGTTGCCGTACTCTGCGGTCAGGGCGCGATGGAAAGCCGAGCTGGACCGCGCGATCAAAGCGGTGCAGTCCGGCGAACTCCCGAACGAGGTGCCGCCACATCGTGGCGCGTTGCCGAGCCCGGAGCAGGTCGCGACGAAGTCCGTCGCCGAGAGCAAGGCGCGTATCGCGGAACTTGCGGCGAGGCTGGCCAGAAAGCGGTCGATGCGGAACGCAACGAGTGGTGCGTAGCGGTGCAGGACGAATGCGATCTGTGCCGGAACGATTCGGCGGTTTTTGATTTCAACCAGGTCTGCTGCCGAGTGCGGTTCGTGCTCGGGCTGCCGGCACGGGAAATGCGGGCCGAGTGGCTGGAACGGTGGCGAATGAAGGACGGCGAGAAGGTCGCCGGCGAGATAGCACTGGAGGTGAGAGAACGATGGGTACGGAGGTGATTTTCGTGGTGCCTGGAGCGCCACAGGGCAAGGGGCGCCACCGGGCATGCATCCGTGGCGGACGGGTTTCGACCTACACGCCGACCAAAACGGCGAACTACGAGTCACTCGTCGCGCTCACGGCACAGGCCGCCATGCGCGGAATCGCTCCAATCGACGGGCCGTGCATCGTCGAGATGGAGATTCTCGTCGCGGTGCCGGCGTCGTGGTCTGCGAAAAAATCTTCCGCTGCGCTGGCCGGTACGATTCACCCGACGAAGAAGCCTGACATCGACAACGTCGAGAAGGCGATCTTCGACGGGATCAATGGGATCGTGTGGCGCGATGACTCCCAGGTCGTCGAGGTGCGGAAGCGGAAGAGGTACGCCGAAACGCCATGCGTCAGGGTATCGGTCGTCGAGATCGATGTCTGAATCAGCATGTAATGCCTACGGTTGTAGGCTTTTCGATTCTGAGGCCGTTATTCGGATGCTGGTGGCGACGCGCAATGCGATACGTAGGGTAGTGCCAGTGATGAGGCGATCGCGCCACAGACGACCGTTTTGGCCTGTCTGTGGCGGTGTTTTGATGCGATGAATGATCGTTGTTATTCAGGCAGGACTGCGTTCCAGTCGATGTCGGTGAAATCGGAGTCGGCGTGTTTCTCGAACAGTTCGCGCAATCGCCTCGGTGGGACCTCGTCTCCGTCATCATCAACTAGGGTCACGCCAGTGATCCGCAGGTCGTCCGCCCCGTGATCTGTGGTAGTGGTGAATTCCTCCGGGTGCCCTTCCGGCCACTCGGCTGCCTCCTGCCACATGATCTCAACCCCGCTAGGATGTGATGATTCAACCGACGCGAACAGCCAGCATGTGGTCCGCGAAACATCATGTGGATCGCCGTCGTCATCAAGCTCCTCGACGATTCTGGTGTCCTCGTACACGTCGCCGGAGGTGGTCTCGATGTCCCAGTCGTCCGTGCTAGAAATCAGGTCGATGAACTCGTTTTCGGTCATGGTTTTCATGGTCTGCTCTCCTGGTTGCGGCCCGCGTTGATCGCGATGCCATGTGACGTATTATACTCAGTTTTACTCAGATGCAAGGGGTTGGCCTACCGTTCGTCGGCTGAAATCGACCGTTCGTCGCCGCTGGCTGCCCACTGCGATATCTCGGATGCGCACCGAGAGCACAGCACAGGCGCCGCGTTCTGCTGCGCCAGCCGATCACGCTCCAGCCTGATCCGTTTCGCAGCGCGGTGCGCTTTTTGCGCTGCAACATTCTGGCGGTAGCCGGCCGCAATACCGGCCGACACGTAGATGAGTCGGT